GGGGCAGGCGATCAGTGGACGCCGGCGCTCGAGACCGTGCTGCCGCGCGAGCTCGAGAAAGAACGGCGGCAGATCAACCGGCAGGCATGCGAGATCGCCCGGCTCTTCTGGCTTACCGGCTGGGGCGCGAGCTGGCTTCTCCATGCGGACGCGATCGATTTCACCTTTTGGCGGGACCTCGACGGCCAGATCTGGAGCAATCATGTCATCTTGACCTTTGAAGCGCTGCGGAGGATCGCCATTCCGCGAGCGAGGTTGGCATTGCAGGTCTGGAAGCAAGCTCAGGTGAGTCTGGCGGAGGCGGTGCTGAAGGAGTTCGCCGATGATTGAAGAGCGAGAGGCAGCCGCGCTTAATGTCTTCGTGACCCGGATGGAGGCGACCCATGCCTAAAGACACCCCCGAGCCGCCGGCCGCCTTCGCTGCCCTGGGCGAGGCGTGGGAGGCGTTGTTTCGCGCCAACGAGGCGTTCATCGCCGTGGACCAGACGGGCAGCAAGGAGTATGCCCGGTTAGGGATGCAGGTGCTGAAGGGGCGGGCGCTGGACTTCATCGGGGCGCTGGAGGAGACGATGCGAGCGACGGCGGGATGAAGTGGCAAATCACCTTACACGGCGACGGCCAATCGGGTTGGCTCGTTCACCCGGTGACCGGCGAGGTAGTCGAGTGTCAGTGGAGTCTCGACTACCGGCGAGATGTGCCGCCGGTCGATCCCTTTGGGCCGCGCCGCTTCGTTACGGCTGAGACACATACGGTGACTATCTGCCTGGAGCTGCCTGATGATTTCATGACGCGCGGCCGAGTCACGCCCGAAATCGCCCTGGCGGTCCTGGCTGCCGAACCGGCTCGCCAGCTTTCACCCGAGGAGCAGGCGGGCTCGGAATGCGTGCGGCTTGCTCTCGGCCCGGGGCCACCCGAATGATTGACCTGACGCCCGAGGAGGAAGCGCGGCTGCGCCGCTGGCTGGCGATGAAGGAGCCGGATATTGACCAGGCTGTCGAGGCAGCGGCGGAGAAGATGCTGAGCCCCGAGCGGATCGCCGCCATGGGCGATCAGATCAGCGCGGCGGTCATTCCCGATATCGAGGCGCTCCTGGTGGGCCTGAACGAGCGGCTGACCGCGCTGGAGAAGCAGGTCATGCGAATGATGCCGGTGGTGAGGCGGCAGCAATGAGCGAGTGGCAGAGCGAATACCGGCCGGCGGTGCTTGACCTGACGCCGGCGCAGCAGATCGTCGTGCGGGTGATCGCCATCGCGAAGCAGTATGGCTATGACAACAGCTCGGTCGAGTTCTTCTTCGGCTGGCTGGCGGACCGGTTGGCGCTGGCCGAGGCGGCGCGATTGGCGCGGGGTGAGGAAGCGAAACTGGGGCCGCTGGCGATCTTCGAGGACCCGCCCGATGATCGCCCGCCGGGCCGATTCGCCGGCCTGCTCCGCGAGAAGCAGGCGCAGTCGGCGAGCATGGCGATGGTGCTGATGGCGGATGATCTGCAGCGGGCGTACGAGCGGATTGCCCAGCTGGAGCAGGAGCTGGCGGAGAGGAAGGCGTTGGAGCCATGATGGAGCGACGCGGTTTCTTACAGCGGGCGATGGGGCTGGCCGCGGCGGCGTTGTTTCCGGCGGCGCGCGCCCAGCACACCCTGGCGCGGGCGACGGGGCGAGCGCCCTTGCCGCCGCCCTCGGCCGATGGCAGCCGGGTCGTGGCCATCCTCCACCAGCCGGGCGGCTACCGGGCGGTGCTGCGGCGGGCGGATGGCAAGGCCGAGGTGACGGCGCTGGTGCGGACCGGGGATGAGCATCAGGAATGGCTGGCCGCGCGGGCGATGGATTACCCGGAGCAAGATGAACCCTCGCTTTGACATCCGGCGCATTGCCCGGCAGATGGCGATCGATCAGACGAACCGGGCGATCAAGGTTCTGACGACCGAGCCGAAGCCGCTGCCGCCGCTGACGGACGAGGAGCAGGCGATCATCAGCGAGGCGCGGCGCTTGCTGAAGCGGCCGGCGGGGCATTGGGAGCCGTACGGACCGGACGACGACCCCTGGCAGTTCAATATGGGCGGTCGGTGGGGAAAGTACGTCTACCATCCTTGCACGGCCGACGAGGAGGCGGTCATCAATCAAGCCATGGCGATTATGAGTGAGCGGGACCGGTTGGCTTGGGGAGAGGAGTAGGAAGGTCATCCCTGCCTGGCGAACATACAGGCAGGAGGATGAGCGGATGGCACGACCGAAAGACTGGCTGGGACGGGTTCTCTTGCGCCTGATAATTCAGGACGATGGCTGTATCACATGGCCTGGCGCTCTGAGTTCACAGGGGTATGGAGTCTGCAAGGATGGCAAGCAGCAATTGGTTCACCGGGTTGTCTATCAGCACTTTCGCGGTGAGGTGCCGGCCGGTAAGGTCTTGCACCATACCTGTCGAAATCGGATCTGCGCGAACCCGGACCATCTTGAAGTGCGTGATGTCATGGAGAACACGCTTCTTGATCATCCCGATCTCCTGGGTCAGCACAACAGAGCCCTGACCCATTGCCCCCAGGGGCATCCCTATACCGGCGAGAATCTCTATCTTACGCCGCAGGGATATCGAATGTGCCGCATCTGCTTGCAGGAACGAAGTCGCAAGTATGAAACAGAGCATCGGGCCGAACGCACGCGGCGGGCCAGAGAGCGAAGGCAGCGGTTGAAGCATGGCACGAGCAACGGATGACAGCGGGCTTTACCCGAACTACCGAAGACAGCCACCCGCCGGGGGTAACCCTAACAATATGACCGCTGCCCAACGGCGTGTCTATAATTCACAGTTTCTTCGCGGCAATGCGAGCCAGCGCCAAAACGTCTTCGGCACGCAGAACCCCTACGCCAACAGCACTAATACGAATCCCTACGTCGGCGTGGCATGGCTAGGCTCTGGGTTCCCTCACCCTCTACCCGAAGCTCCTCCGAACGTGCCGCCCCCGCCGGATTTCAAGCCGTTGCAGTATGGGGCTTCAAGGCCCTCTTACGATCTCGCGGGAATCGCTGCCCTCTTAGGTCCGTACTGGCACGTGCCTACACGTGTAGACATGAACCTGCTCTGGAAGGTGCGCGAGACAATCCCCATGATCTCCGCGGCCATCTTGCGGATGAAGGAGCTGGTCGGCAAGCCGGAGATCCAGGCGAGCCCTTCCCTGAAGACGGACATCGACGCGTGGCTGACGAAGCTGCCGGTCAACCGGATGCAGACCGGCTTTGGCAACTGGCTGACCAGCCACCTGGACAATATGTATACCTACGGGAGAGCCCATGCCGAAGCGATCCTCACCCCCCGAAGAGACAACGTGTTCGGCCTTGTCGAAGTCCATCCGACGACGCTGGGTCTACGGCCCACCTTCGGAGGCTATGCTACGCACGTGGTGCAATACCAATACGGCGGCGGCGTCCCAGTTACTCTTCTTCCTGAACTCTTGCTATCCAGCGTCAACGACATCCGGGGAGACGACCCCAACGGAACCTCGATGATCGCCGAACTGCCGTTCGTGGCGCAGATTTTAAACGCCATGCTCCGCAGCGTGGGCAACACCTGGGACCGGTTCGGCAGCCCCACCTACTGGGTGAACTGGGAGCCGCCGGATGATTGGGCCGACCCCCACGGCGATCAGGGCAAGGCCATCATGGGCCAGATGCAGGGCAACCTGCAGACCGCGCTGCGGCAGCGGGCGGAGGGCCAGGCCAACGACTTCTTCACCCTCGGCAAGGTCACGATCGACATCCTGGGCGCGCAGGGCGAGCAGTTGGAGTTCGAGAGCACGGGGCGGGCCATCATGGAGCAGATCTGCGCGCGCTTTGGCCTGCCGCCCTTTATGTACGGCTTCAGTTGGGCCAGCACTGAGCGCATGAGCACGGCGCAGGCCAAGCTCGTCACGGAGATCATCGAGGCCTCGCGCGACGTGGTCGGGCCGCAGATCGAGCGGCTGGTCACGCTCTGGCAGTTGGTGACGGGGCGAGGCGGAAAGTTCTCGGTGAAGTGGCCCAAGGTTAGCCTTCAGGACCTGATCGACATGGCGCGGGCGCGGGCGATGGACGCGCAGGCGGAGGCGGGGGAGTTGTCCAACTGGTCGATCAAGGTGGGCTGTGGCATCAACAGTATGGAGGAGATGGCGCAGGCGTTCCGGGAGGACCTGGAGGGGCTGGACGCGGAGGCGGTGCGCAAGCGGCTGCCCGAGCTGGCGACCGAGCCGCCGGTGATCGCGGCGCCGAAGCCGGGGGGCGAGCCGGGGGAAGGCGCGGGCGGGAATTCGCCAAGGGAAGAAGCAACGCGGGCGCTGACGGATGCCTGGCGGGAGCCGGTGCTGGCGGGGAATGGGAATGGGAGACATTGAAGCGAGAGGGTACCCCAGCACGGAGCGACTGTACCAACTGCATTGGCAGGAGGGGATGAGCATTGCCCAGATTGCCTCGTTGCTGGGAAAATCACCGAATACCATTCGATGGCAATTCAGGCAGCGTGGCATTCCATTGCGGAAACTATCCGCCGCTATAAAAACGAAAGTGAAGCGCGGGGAATGGCATGCCATTGCCGAAGCTGATCGGATGAAGTGGCATCCGGCTCTCCTCGAAGGCAAAAAGCGCTGGGAGGAAGAGAATCCCCGCCGGGTATCAGCTTGCCGTCGCTGGGCCGGCAAGGCACGACATGGGCATGTATCCCTGGCCGTTCTCAACTGCTCCTGGTGTGGCCGTCGGTTTCGAAGATGGCCTAGTCACGTAAAACCCTGGCGCTTCGTCGCGTGTTGTATCGTCTGCCGAGGAGCCATGCGCTCCCATTTGCACCATCATCCCGGTGAGCCCCGCCCTCTGATCCTCCAGCGCCTGCGCGAGGGAGCCGACCCGGCGGAGATCGGAGCGGGCGAGCTGGAGCTGATGGAGCTGGAGCTAGAGAAGCAACTGGAGCGACGAAATGCCGGAACCTGAAGAAGAAGAACTGCCGCGTGCCCAATTCGAGCTGACTCCGGGCGAGATGCGGCAGGTGCTCGCCCGGCAGCGGGAGACCATTGCTTATCTCTGCGGCGTTCTGCGAGAGGCGGCGCAATCGTTAGAGATTTACTCTGTCAGGCCGCTTCAGGAGATCATCGAGGACGCTCGGGAGGCGACGAAACGTGCCCAGCCTTAAACGGCCGCCTGTTTGCTGCCTCTGCCCGCCGGATGCCGCCCGGCCTGTCTTCCTGCACGAAGGCTCACTCTACTGCCTGGCGCACCTGCCGACCGAGAATCTGCCGCTCTGGCAGCGGGTGCAGATCAACAAGCGGCGCTGCGACGAGCGGCGGCAGGCGCTGCAGCAGCGGCGCGTTCGGCAGAGGCAGCAGGCGGCGGAACAATTGGATGTCTGACGAGATCGAGTTCGAAGCGCTGCGGGTCATGGTCCGCGAAGCCATGACGGTGGCGCGGACCTGTTGGCGCAACTGGTGCCTGTATGCCGAGATGGGCCATCCGCCGGGCAGCTCGCCGGCCTCCCGGTCGGCGCTGCGCTATGCCGAAGACCATCTCTGGCTGAAGGAGAAGGACGATGCCAAAGAGCCCTGACAACGAACTCATCCGGCGCCTGTCCCGGATCACGCCGGACACGGACCCCTCCTACCGACCCTGTGCGGGCGGCTGGTGGATGCTCCACGGCCGGCTGTATCCGGTGCCGAAGCCGCCGCTCGCGCCATGCCTGAAGGAGACTGACGATGCCAAAGATTGAACCCCTGCCTATCGCCCCCGCCGGCTGGGAGGAAAAAGACATGCTCCGCGCCCAGCGCACCCAGGCCCTCCTCGCCCACGGCCGCGCTTTGCAGGATCAGGCGCACCAGGAGGCGGCGCG